AAAGAGCCAACGAGGCTTACCTTGCCAGCAAAGCTGAACTGACTAACGCTATCAGTCAGGCACGCTTGCAGGTCATCGGTAACCTTCCTGCTAACTCAGAAGAATCAAAAGCTTTGCTGGCTGTGATCGAGAGCTTTGAAAGCACTCTAGAAACAGCGAGTGATGCTAACAAATTGCTTGCTTGGAGCAATGCCGCTAACAACAACTTTGAATCCTCTCTGAAGCATAACTTCCTTGCCAGACTCCCGCCTTCAGTTGCGGGAGCTATTGCTTCAGGACAAGATATCTCACGAGTCGGAGAGTCCTACCAGCGACTGCTGCTGGATACCACAGCGGAAGCAACTATGGGATCAATCCCGTACAGAGCTATTCGGAGATCTCTTGAAGCTCAGCTGGGTGTAATCAGAGCTTCTGATCAAGTACGAGGAGCAGCGGTACAGGGTGCAATCGAGGATGCCCTTGATCCGAATAAACCCACTACTGTGAATTCAGCTGCCGCAGCTGAGGTAATGCTGCGCATGTTCACTGAAGACAGCACAACGGAAGACATGGATGAGAAAACTACGAACCTTCTGTACCGTAGGCTAATGGGCTTGCCTCCGGGCAAAAGGATTTCCTTGGGAGGTATTGCTACAAGGATTCAAAACGAACAGAACCAAAGAGGAACAAACACCGTGTTCACCAGCATACGTAACACACCTGAGCTGGAAGCTCAGCTACGTTTTGCTATTGGAAGGTTCAAGCAGGACATAAGCAGATATGAAAACGTTCGTCTGCGCCACCATGCTGATGAACAAGGGTGGGATCTCTTGGGAGAAAAAGATGGCAGGACCGTGATCCTGCAGACTAGCAAGCCGTTTTTTGTTCCTTCTGAAGATCCTTCAGTAGGCTCTAACGAGATCAGCTTCCCTCTCTCAGGAGAGATTCGTGACACCATGAACGGAATACAAGTCTTGTATGCTAATGGCCTCCTTACTCAGGATATGAAGGCCCTTCTGGATGAGTTGAATTCCCCAGCAAAGCCTGCCAATCAGTCGTCCCAGTAAGTCCTGCTTGCTGGTAGTCAGTGACCCGCCTCTCGAAGAAGTTCGCGAAGCGGGGAGCTGACGTTACCCAAGACACGAACTCAAGGCTGGCAGGGAGTGCCACACCGAAGTTCTCCTTGAGTCCCATCTGCACCAGTCTACGGTCAGTCAGGTACTGGATATACTGGATCAGATCCTCCTTGGGTAAGCCGGGAGGCTGCCAGATACTGTACGCCTGATGGATAAAAGCTTCCTCCAGAGCAGCACACTCTCTAGCCATGCTGTAGATCCTGCGCTTCAGGGCATCAGAGACACACCCAGTCTCCTCACAGTGAGCACGGAACAGGTCAGCGTTAGCTTGAACATGCAGGGTCTCGTCTCGGATACTCCACTCTACCACCTCACACATGCCCAGCATCTTGCCGTGCTGCTTGAAGTACAACAGCATAGCGAAGCTACCGAACAGGCACACACCCTCAGAGAAGATCTGGTTAGCCAGAGCTGTAGCCATCCCGGTAGCAGTATTGTTCTTGGCTACGTGAGGAGCGATGAACTCGAACTTCTGCTTCATCTCCTTGAAGTCCATGAACTCATGCCATGTGCTCTCAGGGAAACCGAGAGACTCAGGGATCAGGGCGTAAGCTCTCTGGTGTACTGACTCCCGGTTAGCGAAGCTGGTGAGCATGTTACTCACCTCGTTGTTCTGGAAGTACGGGATCAACAGGTGCTTGTACGCCTCACCTACAGCCACGTCACTCTGGGTGAACAGTCGCAGGACGTTCGTTATGAACTGCTTCTCCTGTTCAGTGATCTTCCCATCGTTCCACTGCTGGATATCCTGCTGCAGGTTCACCTCTTTCTCGTGCCAGTGCAGGTCGATCTCGTGGGTCTGGTTATACTCCACAGCCCACGGGTACTGGAAAGGTCTGTACGTCAGTGACGGATCATGCAGCATTACTCTCTCCTTCAGGGAAGTTACTTATCTCATTCACTACCGTCCTTCCGTTGTAAAGGTACAACACAGGAGGAAGCTTGTTAAAGAAGTTTCTTGTCTGCTTACCCCAAGGGGTAGCACCGTCAACAGCAAGAACAGCGATCCTGCTGAGGTAGTTCTCATTTTCTTGGTGAACCAGTTTTACACTTGTCCTCCAGCACAACCGTAGTGTAGGGATAACTCTGGGCTTGCCTCGTATGTTTTTGATTGGTTCAACTAACACACAAGGAGTGTTACCCAGATCCAGCTTGAACACAGGGATCTCCCCTTCAGGGATAACCAGAACAAGTCCGGGAGTGGACTTGATGATCTCGTGCAGTGCTGTCTTCAGTGCTTTAAGCTGGTACAGCTTGGGCTTGCCTAACACCATCAGGACTTGTCTGTCCTGCAAAGGAGGAAGATTAATTTCAGCTGGATCGCTCATTCGCTATACTCCACGCCTTGCTCGAAGCATTCATCGATATAGATATTCAGGATCTTCTGGAACATCAGGAGATCACTCAGCTCCATGTCTGAGTGAAAGCACATGATATGCGATTCATTCTCACACAGGACAAAGTACTTGTCAAGCTGCTTGAACGCTGAGTTCATCTCGTCCAGATGGTTTACCTTCTGTCCACCCTTGAAGCTGATCACCTTACCCATGAACAGAACCTCCGATCATGCTGTTCTTCGTCTCAAGGATCTTGCAGATCTGCTTCAGCTGGTCCACTGTGAGCATCTCTTCCACGCTAGTACAGTCCAGCTCCCACTGGTTGCTCACTGGGTTCCACACCGTGTCTCCGATATGATCGTTACGGCTCCAGATCTCCTGACGGTTACTGGTTTCAGTTGACCTAAGTTTCATCATCTATCCCTCCATCAAGAATCCAGATCAGTACACCAAAGAACACTACACCCAGAAACACTAGAATTAGTTCTTGCATTATCCCTCACTAGCCTTCGCAGGCAATACAGTCTTGGAGAGGATTCCTGATGATCTTCAGGTCAATGCTCTCAGACTTCTTGCCATCAGTTCTAAGGTAATACAGAGTCTTCACCGGAGACATAGCTGCTTTCAGGTGAACACTCTGCACGTAGTTCACGTCTGCTGCTGCAGGGAAGAACAGGTTCAGGCTCTGTGCCTGACACACGTACTCCTGTCTGTCTGCAGCATGCTGGACAACCCAGTGTTGATCGATCTCGTTAGCCGTCTTGTACACCAGCTTATCCCACTCAGGGATATCCAGATGCTGTACTGATCCCTCGTTCTGCATGATGCTCTTCCACACCTCAGGTGTGTTCATGCCGAGTGAACCAAGCGTAGCTTCCAAGTATGAGTTCTTCTTGAAGATACTACCGATTCTGGTCGTGTGTTCAAAGCAATTAGCTTTCCAAGGTTCGATACTTGGGGATGTATCGAGAAGGATACTGTTATTAGAATTAGGAGCAATAGCCAACAGGTGAGCATTTCTCTGGCCTGTTCCAGCAAGCCCCTCTGGCTCTCCTCGTACCTTAGCAAGGTTACACGAATGCTCGTACGCACGCAACTTGATCTCTCTGAAGATTCTCTTGTTCAAGGAGACTGCCTGAGCAGACTCGAAAGGAATACCTCTACGTTGGAGTAGACTGTGGAAGCCCATTGCACCAATGCCAATGCTGCGTTCATACTGTGCAGAACGCACAGCATTACGAACAGACTCAGGCGCTCTAGCAATAAAGTACTCCAAGACATTATCCAGCATTTCAGTGACATCTTCCACGATCCTCGTGTGTTCCCACTCACCGTAGTACTCAAGGTTCAGTGAGGAGAGGCAGCACACTGCTGTGTAATCAGGTCCAGTAGGCAGGACGATCTCTGCACACAGGTTACTACCACGTACACGGTAGCCTTTCTGGTGCAGGGCAGGGTTCAGTGCAGCGTTACTCTTGTCGATCCAGTGCAGGTACGGCTCACCTGTCTGGTACCGAGTCTTGATCAGGAGACTCCAGAGTTCTCTGGCATCCACGTACTTCGTAACTATACCTGAGTGAGGATCTACCAGAGGGAACTCTGTACCCTGAACCACTGCATCCATGAACCTCTGGGAGATATTCACACCGTGGTGCAGGTTCAGGTTCACTCTGTTCGAGTCCCCCTTGGGGGTTCTCATGGTGATGAACTCTAGAATCTCTGGATGTGATACATCCAGATATGCAGCAGCGCTTCCTCGTCTAGTTTGTCCTTGGTGGTAAGCAAGCATGGCTGAGTCAGTGCAGTGCAGGAACGGTATGATTCCGGGAGTTCTAGCACCGTGTTTAGTTTCTTGCCCGATACTGCGCACAGAACTCCAATGAGTACCGATTCCCCCTCCAAGAATTGAAAGGTGTCTGATTTCTGATTCATGCTGAATCAACCCTGTGATTGAGTCTGGTACGTAACTAAGGAAGCAGCTGATAGGCATGCTCCTAGTGCCTGCATTACTCAGGATCGGACTGGAGTACATGAACCATTTCTGGTCAGTGTAGGAGATCAGACGATCCCGTAGCTCTGTGTCTCCCCCGCAGAACGTGCTAGCTGCACGGATCATTACGTCCCTAGGGTTCTTCTCCTCAGGGAGCATGTAGTGTTCTCTGAGAAGCTTCTCTGCATGGTCGGACAGGTTCATGGTGACTCCTGAAGTAGGTGGTTCCCTCTGACCACTGGGGTACCCCACAGTTCGGATCTAGGATGCCAGTAAAACATGCCTCTGTAAGGCTCTAGGAAGCCCTAGAAGGGGCCTCTTAGAGAGGCCCGGTAGGAGGGTAGCGGGTCTGTCTGGAAGGCCCTTAGAATCGGGATTCCTGTGGTGCGCTGCCGGGGAATCGAACCCCGATCCTCTGCTTGGAAGGCAGTAGCACTAGCCGTTGTGCTAGCAGCGCAAAGTGGTGCCTGTGGTAGGAGTTGAACCCACGACCTTCTGCTTACAAGGCAGTTGCTCTACCAACTGAGCTACACAGGCGGAACAGTTAGATCTCGAAGCTCCCGTCTTTGTTCTGGACCATTGCAGGATCAGGGGTATCAAGAGACTTGTCAAGCCTGCACTTGGCTTCCTCCTTGCTGAACCTGCCAGAGGAGTACCGAGTAAGAAGCTTCACCTTGTTCTTGGCTTTCATGGAGTCTGAGTCTGTGCTCATGGCAGCACATGCCAGCTCAAGGTAGAAGATCAGATCCCCCAGCTCCTCACGGATGTTCTCACGGTGCTCGTCCATTGACTGACCGTAGAACAGGATCTTCTTGGCTACGTCCAGAAGCTCCCCTGCCTCTGTGCTGAGTCCTACACATGCATGCAGGAAGTCAACCTCAGTGGCAGCCATGTTCTTGAAGTTACCACGTACCTCGAACACAGGTACAGTGAGTGCGTCTACTAGTTCTCTGTAGCTCTCCACTAGAAGTCTCCTTCAATGTACGGTTCTTTGTTCACCTTGCATGCACGCTTCCAAGCTTCTTCCTTGGTAGTGTACTCAGTGTACTTCACCGTGTTCTGCTTGTCGTCTACTTCTTCCACTACCCAGACTCCGATCTTTTTCCCTTTCTCTGTGAGTCCTACTGCTCTGGTAACAAACGCTTCGATCATGACACGCTCCCACACACGGTACAACGGAAACCTTTACCACAGCTGTTCTTGACTCTCATCTTGTTACCGTATTTACGATCTTGGTACTCGTGAGAGCAGGAACATTTCAGGACTGTGGTTTGATTCTTTACCTTAGCTGTCTCTGTCTTAGCCATTACAGCCACTCCTTAAGTAGGTAATCAATGCTGACCTCCATCAAGCTATAGTCGCCGGCCTGAACCTCGTGGCAGAAGAGAATGCCACGCCAGTAATTACTTCCTTGCGGTCCAGCGTAATGCTCGTCATGTTGGTAGAAACTGCCTGCGACAATGCCTCGCTGTGCTTTACCAGTAGGAGTGTATCGCATACCAACACTAAGACCCTGCTGGTGTCCTTGGGTAAAACTCTGACCGATGGATCTAAGTCTGTTAGGAACCTGTCCTCCCAGAGGCATACGTTTCGCCGAGTCGGGATTCTGGAAGTAATGGGAGTATAGAATGCCATCGATGTCTACAATCTCCAAGAAGTCATGGACCTCATCGAAGTGTCTACGGAGCCTGAGGTCGTCTAGGGAAATTGTACCTTCCAACCTTGGGTCTTGATAGACTGCTCGCTGAATGCGATGCTCATGGTTTCCTGTGATAAACACCGTCCGTGGAGTGTATAAAGCATGCTTGGATTTCTTACGAGCGTTATTGTATCTGATCCACGGGTCAAACAGCAAGTCCATACCAGCAATCCCAGCATCGATATCTGATATGTAGGACTTACCTTCAAAGTACTTGCTCCCTCTCTGCTCGTACTGAGACATGCTAGGCATGTCGAACCAGTCACCTAGTACCACGATCACGTCAGGCTTCTTGTCGAGGATATAGTTACTCGCTGCAGTGATATGCTCAGTGGGAACACCGGGTTTGATCTGAGTATCAGGAATCACACAGTGAGTGATCGGCTTTGTCTTAGAGTTCATGCTGTCACCTCAGGGACGGGAACTCAGTATACAGGATTTCACGGCATTGTTCAGCGATCTCACGATGTTCTTTCTGAGTCTCAGGTTTACACCTCAGGTCAGTGTAGTGCATCCATGACCTGACAGTCCCTGCCATGTACAGCTTGGTACTAGTCAGACCTTCAGGTAGCAGTGCTCTGGCTTGTTCCTTGGCAACGCCAGCATGCAGTGCGTCCTTGTATACACTCATGGCGTGTTTCCATACCGCTTTTTGTTCCCAGTGGAACCAGTTACTGAGCACAGCATCATCAGTCTCAGTGCTGTTCTGTCTGTTCTTATGGTCCTGCATCCTAGCTTCCCTAGGAGAGATCTCATCAGGAACCTCTGCATATCTCTGACTGAACTCCTGAAAGCTGAAGCTCCTGTGTCTCAGGATCTGTCTGGAGATATCACGAGTAGTATGTATCTCCATAGTCGCTGAGCACATCTCAAATGGAGACCACTCCTCATGACGCTTCAGGTACTTCAGGAGTCTAGGTGCTGTCTCGTGCTCCTCCTGCTTCGCAGAGGATACTCTAGCGAAGTACCCAAGCAGGGCTTCACTGTCAGGAATCTCAGGGAGAACAGGTTTACTTACACAGATCAGTCGTACATTAGTCATGACTTTCCTCCAGTGCTTCGTCCTAGTTTCTGATCCGCCGTCATGAACTCGCGTCGGTCCTCCAGTTCGATCAATGCATCGAGGTGCTGCTCTGCCCTCTCCGCGTAGTCTGCCCTCGCCATGTCGAGTGCATTCTTCAGCCTCTCGATCTCGGCTTCCGCGTACTCAAGGTTTGATTGCGCCAGTCGCAGTTCGTCGCTCATCCCTCACCCCCTGGCCCCGGCTCGCCCGTGATCAAAGCGAGCGTTGCGTCGTCTGCAATGAACCCGCCGCCGAAGCGAAAGATCATCTTTCCGCGCGAGTTCGGCGACCATTCGCCGCTGCCTTCGATCAGTTCCCGCAGCGCCCGCACCTCGGCGTCGCGATCGGAGAGTTGGGAGCGGAGGCTTTCGTTGTCTTCCTCCGCAAGATCGCGCCACTTCCCCAGCATGGTCACGTTTCGCGTCAGCCGCTCCACCTCGGCGCGGAGGGTGGTGATCTGCTTCTCCGACTCCTCGATGTAGGAAAGCGGCGGGGATTCGTTTTCTTTACATTCGCATTTCATCGCCCCTCCTTTCGCACGCACGCGGAGAGCAGGGCGTCGAGGCCGCAGGTGCAGCCACGCTTGCCGTCGGTCCATGCCTTGGTCGTTGCCCCAAGGCTTGCGCATCCATACGTCCAGCTATCGGTGTGCTCCGCGTACTCCACCAGCGCCTCCATGCGCGCGCGGTAGGCGTCGGCAAGGTCATGGTTGTAGTTGACAAGCAGTTGGCCGCGCTTCCTCTCCGGCCACGCCGGCAGTTTGTCTGTACTCACGACGCTACCTCGTAGTGCATAGGCAGAGGTTGGTACCCGAGGAACTCCTCAGCTTGGATAATATAACTCCGGTAGTCTGGGTTCTTGGAAAAATTCCCACAGGAATTCAGGATAACACCAAGGTCGTCTGACTCCTGAAGTATATCCTCAAGGTCACCGATAGCGTTATACAGAACCACACGGTACTTAGGCATCATGACACTCTCCTTAGATGGCGCACCCGGCAGGACTCGAACCTGCAACCTGCGAATTAGAAGTTCGCTGCTATATCCGATTAAGCTACGGGTGCTAGAACTTTAGTTCTGGTTACTGGAAGATTTCTTGGTTCTCTTCTTCAAAGATAGCTTGCTTGATCTCGTAAGAGAACTTCTCGAAGTCGTCAGCAAGCACAGCCTCGATGAACTCAGGAAGCAGCCACCAAGTATCGATGCTGCCGGGAGAATCCTGCCAAGGAAGACTCGACATCATCTGACGGAAGTCTCCGTACATCTGGAGCTTACGTTTCTCGTTCATCTGTTGGTGAGGATACCGCTCACAGGATTCCAGTTCTTTCTGGATCTTGTACAGATCAAACAGAGGTTTATCCTTCAGACCAAGACGTACCAGCCGCTTCATCACACAGCCTTGCGAGAACGTGAGGTGCTCCGTGATGAACCACGTCCAGTTTTTCTTGTAGTGCGCTGGGGTTGCGCCTTGCTTCGCTTTCTCGATCTCTTCTTGGGTGTACTTCCGTGTAAGGGATGGAGTTCCCTTTGACTTACCTCGTGAAACTCCCAGTACTTTACCAGTGCGCTTAGCCACTGCAGCGGTGTTAGTTTTCGCTTTGCTCGATGCACCCATTTCAGTATTCTCCCTTCACATTGATTACAGTTTCTACAGAGTACCGATCTTACCAGCCCAGTCTTGTGGTCGTGATCAAGGCTAGGTAGGTTATCACTGAGGACACAACCACACAAGTTGCAAATGTCATTCTGTTCCTTTTGGTATTTCTCTCTGAGGTTCTTGATGATCTGCTGTTTAGGCAGACGTTTCTCAGGTTTCACTGGGGAGGTGTCCACAGGACAGGCCCTCCATTGAACTCACGGATCAGGTACACAAGGTTCATCTGCTCTACCAGTCGGTACTTCCATTCTGATCCGTATGTATCCTCGTATGCGTCACGCACCCTCTGGTACATCTCTAGCTCGTTACTGGCTCCTGAAAGGATTTTCCTTGCGGAGACTTCGCCACAACCACGTCTTGCGTGACTAGTAAGGGAGTGTTTTTGTATAGTAGATTCTCCACAATAGCCAAGTCCGGGGATAGCATCTGTTTTATCCCCCATGAGGGACTGACGATACAGACTCTCAGCACCATCTGTTGGGCTAACCAGAACAGTCGTTCCCGATCTCCAGTTATACACCAGCCCCGGAACTTGGAGGAGGTCTTTGTCAATTGCAGCAATACACCCAGTGTGTTGCACTCTTGTTTGCTCAATAGCAACTGCATCGTCAGCCTCCAGTCCGGGCCACACCTGAGCACCCCATACGTGCTTCATGTAATCCCTTGCTGCTTCCAGCAAGGGTGGTTTCTCCTTCGGTCTGTTGTTCTTGTAGTCAGAGTAGAAAGCCTTACGGAACGTGTTCACTGTATCGTCGGAGAGGTACAGCTTGTACTCCGACGCCTGTGTGGCTTCGATGATATGGTCTAGGGACCGCTTGACCCTACCCAAGGTCACCTGAACAGCCATCACAGGGTCGTCCGTTCCATCGACGGATTTGTACCCACTGACAGCAGCTGCGTACGCAATAGTATCCCCGTCGATGAACGTCTTCAAGCTAGCTTACTCCGCAGTGGAACCCAACAGCTGTTCCAGTTTCTCGTTCAGTGCGTCGTCATCCATGTCCTGCATGGAGTACAGCTCATACACACGAGCAACCAGCAAGGTGTCCTGAGCAAGGTCTACTGCATTAGTGTAGTTCTTGGCTTCCACGCCACTGCTACTACGGACACTATCCAAGAACGTGTTCATCGTCACTACCGCGTGACTGAGAGAATTCTGACGTACGATAGAACGTTCACGTTTGCCAGCAGGCTGAGCACTGGAAACAGCTCCGCTGTTAGGAGCAGAAGCACTTGCACCTCCTTGGCTGAGTACTTGGATGGACCCCAAGTTAGTGTACTGTCCGTTCTGAACTGTATTGTACTCGATAGTGTCTCCGACGTTACAACCGGGAGCCTTGAAACCTGCTGAGATATACTGTCCATTCAGTTTCACACTGTATCGGAACCCCTTGCCAGAGGGGAGGGGAGCGGACTTGATGTCTTCAACTACTGCTTGCATTACTTCACCTCTTTGAAAGTAAGATCCTTACCAACCTTGAGTTCGTAAGGAAGAATCACTGGACAATCAAACAAACACTCTGTCACCTTGGCTTGGAGTGTAGCATACACTGAACGAATCTCGTTGATTCCCTCCTGTAGTTTATGATCAGGAACACTGTACAGGATACTGTCGTGGACCTGACGGTGCTTGAGTATACCAGAACTCATGGGCTGTATCCACACCAGCTTGTTCACGTCGTAGCTGATCCCTTGGATCGGGTAGTTCATGATCTGGTTCACGTTCCACTTGTCGTACTTCGTCCTCTCCACGTTCCACCAGCGTGGGTACGCTTTGACCACTCCGTTCCTGAGAACATCTACGAACAGCTTGCCATGCTCCCTAGCCACAGTGTCTCTGTTTTTCTTATGGAACTGCATCACCTCCGGGTACAGCTTCTCGAAGTTATTCGCGTAAGCCTGAACAGTACGTTCAGGGATACCATTACGCTTGGCGATACTAATGATCTTGGCTCCGTACTGGAACTCGAAGCTGATCGTCTTGCCATGCTTGCGTGCGTCTACAAATCCCGGATCTCCTAGTTTGTAGTGGAATACGAAGTAATCGTACTCAACACCTGCAGCAAGCGCACCACTCTGACAGTGAGGATCGAACTCAGGGTCGTTAAGCTGCTTGATGTACTTAGGGCAGTTACTCACTGCAGCTAGGACACGCACCTCGATCTGGGAAAGGTCTACCTCCACCCATGTCCTGTCCTCAGGTGGAATCATCAAGTCTTTGGTTGTGAAGTCCACGAGTCCTCCTAAGGCTGATTCTGGATGTTAGGTTTAACTGCGCTGGCTCTGCCTGTGCCTGTGGATACCTGCTGGAATCCGGGATGCAGTACTCCAGCGATCTGGTACTTCTCAAGGTTAGCACAGTATGTACCTAGTGCTTTAGTAACTGAGCGATACTCAAGGATCATCTTCAAGAGAGTAACACGATTACTGTGTGGATCTCCGAACTTCAGGTACTTCTGAATGTTCTCCTCATCAGTAGACATACTTCCATCGAGAGGCGTGACCTTCGTCCCTTGCAGAATCATCGCTCCCTGAGAGGTACTCCACTTCACCTGTCCTTTCTTGAGTCCAGACTTGTAGAATCCAGTAGGAGAAACCACGTCGAACGTGGCGGTATCTGCGTAGATCAACTGCTGAGCAAACTTGGTGCTGTTGATGATATCTGGATCTTTCACAGCAGTGCTGCTAGAGATAGTCTTCTCGATCTCATGGATGAACCTGTTTCTCAGGAGATCAGCCGTAGAAAGCAGGTTCACTTTCTTCAGGGCAAGCTTCTCCATGTGCAGAGGGATACCGTTACACGTAGCAAGGATATTCTCCTTGCATGCAAGCATCTCACTCATGATCAGGAACGTTACATCCTCAGAAGCGAACTCAAGCTGTCTCCACTGAGCTTGGAATACCTTCTCCGTAAGGATCAGGTCCATCTCAAGGTAAGGATCAAGGATCACACGAGGGATCTTATCCGTGTCTCCGTACTGCTCGATCAGGTCTCCGATATCCGCAGTCTTCTTCAGCTCCTCACCGGGGCACCAGTACTCCGCTGCCTCCTCAAGGCTAGGGTATTTCTTCTGCCCAAGCCAGAGGTAATGGAAGATCTGAGTATCCCAAGGGACAGACTTGAAATCGTTCGGGTGAAGATTGCCGTTGGCTAGCAAGAACCCAAGGTCGAACGCAAGGTTATGCCCTACGATGTAATCAGCATTGAGATGGATGCTAGTTCCTCCCGGCATGATCTCACAGTTGTTCTTCTCTCTCTTGCCTCCGATCAAAACGATATCGTTAAGCCCGTAAGGATGCAGACCTCTAGCTAGATCTTTCTTGCTGGTAGTCTCAATGTCTAGTATTGCATATGTCATGTGAACCTCGCTTTCATCCTGTCCAGATGCACAGGCTCTCTACCGTGACGCTTGCTCTCGTCACGCACACCTCGTGACTTGTTCTTGACGATGTTCAGGTACCGAATGTGCTCGTTCATTGGATCGTTGTCCTTGCCGATCATGATCTGCACGTCCAGAGCACCCTGAACCTCAGTCTGGCAGCCCTCTAGCTGATTCCCAGAGATGTAAGGCACTCCCTCAGCGTCTCCTCTTGCTTGATGGACTGTGAAAAATACAGCATTGGCAGCGGCTGCCATCCTTCGGGAGTGTTCATATAGATATTTGAGACGCTCAACGTCCGTACCATATCTCCCGCGAGCTTGAACGTTTCGGAGCTGATCAACGACGATGATACTAGGACTCCAACGCTCCGCAAGGCTAGAAATATCCTCAATTGTGAGAGATGGGTTATGGTAAAACTTGAATCGTTCATCGAATTCACACCCTAGCTTGCTCTTGATCTCACTAAGGGAGAGGATGATATCCTGCTGGATCTCAGCTCGTGTCTTGCCAAGCAGTGCTTGGATATACCTAGACTTCGCAGCCTTCACAGGCTCCTCGTTCAGGATCACAAGCACAGGACTGGTAGTCTGCTGGGCCATGTGGGTAGTAACGTGTGCAAGCATGGTTGTCTTGCCTGCCTCTGGCCTAGCTCCGAACAGTACCATGCTCCCCGGCTCAAGCGGGCCTACAGCGTCGTCAAGGAACTTCACAGGCCAGTCGAACCCTTGAACGCTCTGGGAGCTGAACAGGTCGTTTACGCTGGTCTGGTCATGTTCTAGGACCACTCCAGTTTTGCTGAAAAATTCCGCTAGTAATTTCTGAACATCCTTAGGGTCTACATTGCCAGACTCTACAATATCCAGAGACATCTCAGCGATCTTGCTGAAGTAATACCTCTCTTGAAGAGCTTCAAGGATTACAGTACTAGGAGTAATGTCTTGAACTAGATCAAGTACTCCTTGATTCTGTGTTTGAAGCTTAACTAGAGTATACAGATCTTGAGTACTGATATCTTTCTTAGTACTAGAGTAGTACTTATCAAGTACGGTAAGCACAACGTATGCGTGTGAGGATACCATCTCCGGCCGGAGAAGCTTCCTGTACTGTGAGTACCAACTGTGCGACCTGCAAGCTGCGATGATCTCTGATTCCATATTGCATCCTCGTAAGTTCTTGTGCTTCTGGAGATAACTTGGAAATTATGTAGTTTCTTTCCCAGTAATCACTGTAAGGTTGTCCAGTCATCCCAGACCATCGCTTGATGGTTAAACAGATTATAGTCTCTTCTTCGCTAGCTAGCATTAAAGTGCTCCATAACGTCCTGAAGGACAGCTGGGATATCTGGTACGTTCTTTGGGTCAGTACCAGTATGGATCACTGTGCAGGGAAGGTAAGCTTGGATCTTGATACAAGCCTGCATCTGCTGTCGTTTAACGATGCTTGAGTCGTCATCATACCACACAGCGCAGTACTTGTACTTAGCGATCAGAGGTAGCAGGGAGTCTTTCACAGTAGTACCTAGCGTAGCTAGGGCTGCTGTGTGCTGTGATACCATCCTAGCACTGATCACGTCCTCGGTGATTACCAGAAGATCACCTCTCCCACGGAGGTAAAAATCGTCTGACCCTCCGTAGGATTTCCACTTAGGTCCGTCACCACTCAGTGTACGTTCTTGGTAGCCTCTTGCGGTTTTCCACCGGAGACCAGTCCTGCCTTCACAAGAGAATTCCACAGCTTCATGCTCGAAGAGTTCTTCATCTCCGAAATAACCTCTGAGGTACTCCCGTGCGAGTGGAGACATTGCATGATAAGAAACAGCTCCAGAGAGATACTGTTCAAGGCTTCGTGAAGGTGTCTTGCTTGCTGCTCCGCCTTGTTTAGCTTCCACTGAGTGAAAGCCCACAAGAGGGTGAAAACCACTGTTACCACATTTAAAGCAATGCCAAACATGTCCATTTCGCTTCCTCGTCACACTTAGTGACTTGCTGGATTCACGGTTATTGCACCCGGAATGATGATAGTAGTGCGTACCCTGTACGTTCAAGTCTATCTTTGGATCAGTCCGGGGTAACATCAGGAGTACAACTCTTGTACGATATTCATCATGGCTGCAGGGAGTTCCTCCGTTGAGTTCACGTTAACTGCAGGAAGCTTGGCATCCTGAAATGCCTTCAGATGGTACTGCATCTGAATCAGGATCGTGTAAGACTTGATCCCGTGCTTCTCACACACCTTCAGCAAGGCAGGCACATCGTTCTTGCCTTGAAGGTAATCCGAGGGAGAGCCATCAGTGATCAGAATGATCGCCTTGTTCTTGCTGCCTGACAGGGAATACGATGCCTCAAGGATAGCTTGGTGCATCATCGTAGATCCTTCTACCTGAAGCGTGCTGATCTTCTGAAGGATCTCACTCGTGCTGTACCGTGCATTCAAACGCTTCACCCAGTGAAGGTTACTGCTGAATGCAAGGATACCGTACTTGGCCTGAAGGTCTTGGAGAACCTGAGCAAATCCTGCGGTAGCGTTAGTAGCGTCGATCAGTTCCCTACCAGACATGCTACCAGAGATATCCACCAGCACGATAACATCCGTACTGATATCTAGAGCTTCCTGCTTCTGAGAGAACACCCGAAGGTCATGACGCAGGAGGTTACTGATACCCTGCCCACGGAATTTACCCTTGTGTTTGTTACTCTCGTAAGTCTTCTGCTTCTTGGCAAGGAGAAGCTTGCGTACTGACTCAGAGATATTAGGAATCTGAAGCTGAGTTTGCTGATCCTTGTAGTTCCAGTCTCGAACCTGAGCACGGTGATTCATTACATCAGCCGTCTCCTTGCCTTTATCCTTCACATCTTGATGTGAGTCAGGGCTGGAAGCCTGAAGCTTCTGCATCATTTTCTGCAGTTGCTTCAGTTCCTTCTGTGCTTCAGGATTACCCTGCCTAGCTTCTGCCTCACACTGCTGCTCACCCTGCTGACCTTCCTGAGGAGTAGGAGGGCAAGACTGGTCCTTCACGTACTCGTGAATCAGATCTTCGATCAGTTGCTTGTGCGCCTCCAGAGAATGGTTAACTGAATCAAGAATCCGTTGACCGAACTTCTGACGGATATCCTCTGACTGAGCAAGCAGTGCAGGATCATTAGTCAGGGAAGGTACGAACCCTGACCACTGATCAGCACGACGCTGATCCAGATGACAGAACAGAGAGTAGAACAGCTTCTCGTAGTCGTTCTGGTAAGTGTGTTCCTTGGAAGGATTCAGATTCCTGAGAAAAGCTGCCCTGCCTACCACCATGATACGATCCTTGCCAGCGTACCTGCCGTACAGACCGGACTCATGCTGGTAGTCAGCAAGGATGTTATTCAGTCCATGACGATGCTTGTCCCCAGCATCGTACATGAACTTGCGGTACCTAGGGTCATGGTGCTGGATCTCATGCACCAGACCATAGAACCACACATCCTCATTAGCATCGATAGCAGGATCAGGAACGTGAATGCACTTAGCCTCAGTCCAGAACATGCCTGCTCGGTCATGGAACTTGACGGAGAGTCCAGCCTCATCCGCCATAGTCCGTGCATATCGACGTGCTGCATCAACCGTCAAGTAATCCATGATTCCTCCTAGTAAACGCTCTTGACAAGAGCATCAAAGGCCGAGAGTTCAGAGTCAGAAGTCAGGGTGTTCCTGAACACGTACTTCAGGGCACCACGAGGGTCCATGCCGAGCTTGCCGATAGCCTTGACCTGACGCAGGGTCATCACACGAGACAGCTCACCCTTGCGGTACGCAGTACGAGTCAGGTTACAGAGCTGAACAACCTTCCTAGCTGCGTCCTCACTGACACTCAGGATACCCATGACGAGAGGGATTTCCTGATTCTCAGGGAGGTAATCAAACTCAAGGCACACGTCAATACGAGAGATCAAGCTAGCGTCTTGGATATTACGCTGGTATTTCTCGTAGTTCTCACCTGCACCTTTCGTATTATCCGCAAACACAATCATGCACTCAGGGTGCTTGTGGATAACACGGCCATCAGGAACGTACACCTTGCCTTCGTCAAGAATAGTACGGAGCGGAGCAAGGCACGAGCCAGACAGGGACTGGAAAGGCTCATCGATCAGAACGATACCCGGATTCTGGATAAACTCCAGAAACGGGCTAAGCTCGAACACAATGCTAGCCTGACCGTTAGTGTAGCCCACCTGACGTGCGAAGCTAAGTTCACTAGCCTCAGTGTCAGCCTCGATAGGCTTACGCATGAACGGCACGCCCTTGAGTTCAGCGAACTTCTCCCAGAACGTAGTCTTGCCAGTACCCGGAGGCCCGACACAGAGGAACGTCTGCTTGTGTTTGAATCCTGCCTCTGCTACTCGCAGAATCTGAGGATTCATCTGGTACTCAGTGGTACCGAGCACTGCACTGACCGGCTTAGGTGCTGGCTCCTGTTCAGTAGCAACAGGACGCTGAGTTGCCTTGCGAAGAGAGTCTGCGATTGAGGACATTAGATAAGCTCCTTGAGTACAGAGATAGTGTCACGGAGGATAACCTTATCCTCCTCAGGACGGTCATTGCGTTCAGCTGCCATCAGCAGGGTAACAACTGAACCCCAGACAACACTCATGCTCATGGAGCTAGTGTCGATCATGGTGCTCAGCTTAGCAGGATCGAAGTCCTGAGGTGCATCCGCAGCAGGAGTGGGCACAGCCGATGCCATCTGCATCGGAGTAATACTAGCAGGGCTGGGCATAGGAACTGTGTGTTCCGTTACCGTAGCAGTACCTTGCTTAGGCTTGTTCTTGCTGCCCTTGGGGCGACCGGGAACCCAGAATCCAGCGATCTTGGCGATGCGCTGGTGATTGTAATCGTCCTTCCTAGCCCAGTCAGGGTCACTCAGATGACTCTGACAGAGATTACTGATCTCGTCATGAGCTTGCCCGTTCTTGTACTCAAACAGCCACCAGACAGCAGAACGAAGGCTCTTGTCAGAGGCTACGATATCAGCGGGGCTGTTACCGTACTGTGCCTTGCCCAGCACAGTGTTCACGTTACGAAGGGCCATGTTCGCGATGTCCGCGATCTTGCGGCCCTGATACCAGTTATTGCTAGGCATGATGTTCTCCTAAACTCCTAAATGCTGTATGCTACAGCGAAGGTTACCAGACAAATACTCCAGAGTAGGATACTCCAGAAGTTAGTAGTACGTTGTTTCTTTCTCTGTTCTGAAGCTAGTCTCTGTTCTGCTAAGTTCCTAGCTTTGTGTGCTTGATACTTCCTAGTGTTATAAGCAGAGTCTAACTCTTTGGGAATTAGAGTGTATCTCATTTAACCATCCTTTGGGAGATATAGTTAAGGTACTCGTCGACGATTGCCTCGTCAGAGGCTTCGATCAGAAAATCCATGTCCACTTTCTGCCACTCAGGTGTTATCTGCCTGAGTTGTTCATGGGCTTCAGAGTTACTAGTGTTAAGTTTCCTTGCATAGAAC